GTAACCTGATTTCTAATCTTATCATTTCCCTCATAATCAACTAACGGCTTATTATCATCTCCCATCTCTACATAAGACTCATCCCTTTCTTGATAATCCCAATACTGATGACTAACACATACTCCCTGAACCGCGGCATCCTGTAATGCTGCTGTCATTGTCTGGAACCAAGGAATTGTATTTGTTAATCTATATTGTACAACCGATTGAGACACAACAGCCGCTGCTGCCTGAGTTGGATCATTAGGATTTCTTGGTTTAATACTAACCACGTCTTCATTTGTAAAAAATGCAACATTCATAGCAGCCTGAAGATTTCTTACAGCAGTTCTAGTTTTTGGCCTAAAAAATTTAGACCTTTTATCATAAGCATTAGTATTATACTTAGAACCAGGAGGATGATTACTATTAAACAATGATAAACTTTTCTCCCACTGACCCCTTAAATTGGCATCAACCCATTCAGAAGAATCATCATAAGCTTGCCTAGCAAGCCTCAACCAGGAGTCCTCACTAAGAGACTTCTCTTCGTCTACATTTAAAACCTCTGCGCCTTCTGTAGGTGGTTGTGGATTAATTAAACTCATGCAGCATAGTCCCCATTAAGTTGTCCTTTATTATCCATATCTAAATCCATATACCTATCTTCATTAAATTTGCTTCTCTTTTGTTTATATCTCTCAAGTATTTCCCCACCAGCATTAACTACTACTCTGTAATCATTATCTATTTTATCCGAATGTAAAATAAATCCCCAATTACCAGATAAACGCATTGACTTTACTCCAACAATACCATCAATTACCTTAACTGCCCATAACCAACCAGGATATTTTTCCTCCAACTTCTCAGCAACATTCCTAGCTAGCATATGATCATTAAGAGAAAATACACTTTCCTTCTCTATTTCAAAAGACATCCTATTTTTTACCCTTTTTATTTTTATGTGGGGCATAAAAAATTCTTTGCCCATCTCTAAATACATAAGTTGGCACCGGCTCTTTTAATTCAGGATCTGTTTTATAACACAAATCTAACCAACTAAATGATGTATCTTTATTGCTCATGACATAATTACCTGTGGTTTATATTTAGGTTGACCAACATATGGCCACGATATCTCACTTCCTTCAAGTAACATATCTCCACTATCTATTGGGAACTTATACGTTACACCAAATATTGGAGAAAGCGTACCTTCTCCCCATGTATCACTGCTGCTGTTCCAATCCCCAGAAGTATCCGCCCAAGAAGTTGTTCCTAACCCAGTTAAACTAGCATTAGCTGGACTTCTAACATGGCTTATTCCATGAGGTGGAGAAGCAGAACTAAGAGTAAGATCACCCTTTCCTACGGGAAAACCAATACTTTCTGCAGCAGTAGGTACTTGACCTGTTAATGTAAGTTCTGCAACAGCTGGTTGATTTTTACCCTCTTCAACTGCATCAGGAACACCTGGAACATACTCCCAATCTGTAACAGAATTTGCCCAGGTACCACCATAATTTTCCCAACTATAGGTTTGTACAATTTCAATATCTCCCTTATCAGGAGAGATAGTAATTCCTTCACCAGCGAAAGGAATCTTTCCAGTTAAAGCAAGATCACCTTTATCAACTGGGAATGAATATATAATTCCCTGAGCAGGAGCGTATGTTACAAGAGAAAGATCTGCCTTTGCTGGAGTTCTAGGATCTGAAATAGCAACAGAAGGAACTGGTCCAGATGTCCAAGTTCCAGGAGTATCTACCCAAGAAGTGGTTAACTGATCCCACTCATACGACTGGATTAATTCAATATCTGCCTTACCAGGAGATATTGAATATGATATTTTAAAAGTAGGTACAGTACCACTTGCAGTTAAACTACCTACAGCTGGAGATATGGACGGTCCATCCCAAGCCCTATCGAATTTGGAGTCATCCCAATCTCCTGTTGTAGCCGCCCATGTAGTAATTGCCATTCATTTATACCCCATTCCAAATTTGAATTGTTGTTCTTACGTGTGGACTAGTGGGCGATACAGAGGTAACCAAGTGCATTTCGCTCTCATCATTTATTATTAACATATTCTGTTTTGGGCATATAGCATTAAGTTTGTATTCTTTTTTTTCATTTTTATCTTTCCAAACAAAAAGACCACCCCAATTTGAATCCCATGTTTCATTCAAATATAATGTAGCACCCTCTGCATAACCGCTATCATCATGCATAGAAATTCCTGACATTTTATTCCATATATAATATTGATATATAAACGCACTACCAATTTTAGAAAAATATTTTATTAATACCTCATGGACTTCTAAGGACAATTCTTTAGGTAACCCACTTATAGATACATTTCCAACTAAGCCTACTTTCAATCCTTCCTCCCAAAAAAGATTTGATATTCCCCAAACCCGAGACTGTTGAGATGATCTTAACTCTTCAATACATTTTTTTAGAAGTTTTTTAGGCAAAACATCTTCATATATTTTCATTTAAATGGTGGGCCGACAAACCATGCGACCAATGAATATCTTGTTCCTTTTGTTACTGGGGCTACCCGATGTTCCATGAATGATGGGAAGACTATTACTGAGCCAGCGTTTTTGAAGTCAGGGGTCTCAACTTTATTATCCAGTTTACTGTAGTGGGCAAACTGGAACTCTCCGCCCTGATAATTTTCATTTAGAAGAACGGTCATACTTAACTTTCTTACTTTGCCATGCAGAAATTTGTTGTCGGGCTTATTATGCTTGGATAAACAATCTGAACCACCATCCCTGTGCCAATTATAAAACCCATCTGGTTTATATTTGGTTATTTGCATGGACTCTACTGCTGTAATATCAAAGTTCCAGCCAGCCTGTTTATTTGCTTTCACCATGTAAGGCCAGACTAAATCAATAATCAGCTGATCGCTAGTCCAACTTATATCACTGAGTCTACTTTTCTTATCTAAAGCATAATCTGCCTTTCTTCCAATTCTTCTCTCTTCTTCAGTAGTTACTTTATGTACATCTACAGTAGCAGACTCAAAAGAACCATTACTAAGATTCTTTATATCTTCACAAATTTCTTTTGAGATAGTATTATTAAAATAAAACCACTCATTAACTAACTGCATAGAAATAAATAATTACGGTTTTGGATGCGTTGCTTTAATTTCAGCAACGTTGGCTTGCCATGCTTCCAAGCCCTGTTCCGTAATGAATTCAATTTGCGCTTCAGGAGTTCCGTACTCAGCAAGCCTATTAGCCCTTACTTGATTATTCAATTCTTCTGCTGTTTTTGGAGTTTGGTTCCAAACTTGTGTCCAGTTTCCATTTATCAATACTGGATCACCCTCCGACGCATTGTGCGTTTCAGAAGGAGGAATACCAAGTGAAATAACTTCAACCACTCCATAATTAGACCGTATGAGTTCATCTGCCATACTTGTTTTAGGAAAAGATGTATTTGGATTATCTTTCTTCAAGTTGTTAAATGAATACGGATACTGAGCAACTGCGCCGTTTTCTATTTTTGCATATAACATTATTTGTTTTCCTCTTAGACTACGTATCTGAAAATTACAATTCCGCTACCACCTGCGCCACCTGCATGCTCACCGCCTCTATTGCCATCACCGCCGTTACCAGTATTTGCTTCTCCCGCTGCTCCGCCACTCTGAGATGGCCCCTTTCCTAAACCACCTGTAGCATAAGTGGTGGAACCACCATCCTTTATACCGTTAATCCTCCCGACTCCTCTGGCACCGCCAGAATAGTTGCTTCCAGCATTGCCGCCTACACCACCGCAACCTCCGCCGCCTCCTGCGGCTGCTTCCGCCTCTGTGGATCTAAAACTTGATCCACCGCCGTAACCAAATCCAGTTAATCCATTAGAGTCGCCCTGTGTCGCCGATCCGCCCGGATTAAGGTGTGAAGTTCTGCTTGGGCCACCACCACCGCAGCCACCATCTCGCGCGCTATTGGGAGCACTAGAACCATAACCACCACCAAGAGCAGTGGCTGTTCCCCATGTGCCTTCTATAATTGTTGAAACGCCTCCGTCGGTACCGCTGCCATTTGCTCCGGCATTGCCACCAGCACCAACAACAATCGCGTAGTCACCTATAGTCATTTCTATATCAGCACCTTCCAACATGCCGCCCGCACCAGCGCCAGCACCTCCGAAATTTACATTTCCGGTACCACCACAACCACCGCCTCCTCCAGCAATTGCCATAATGTCTACATCTCCAGCCGCTCCAGATACAGTTAATGTTCCATTTGCAGTAAATGTATGGACTTTGTAATCAACACCCGAATCTGTATATTCGGTTTCCGTACCTCCACTTGCTTCAAAACCACCAGCACCAGCGGCTCCTAAAAGCGCAGTTTTTTCTGTTCCTAAAGGCATAATTTATCTCCTTAACCCATCTCAGCACCAGCCTGAAATCCGTACCAAATTGTTCCTGCATCTAGAGTAAAGAAGGTATAGACGTCAATCTTTGCTGCGCCACTTGTTACATCAGGAGCGGCACCTCCGGCCCAATCAACAGTTGCTGGCCAAGTTATAGTTCTATCTGAAGAATCCTGAGTCCAGATTAAAGTAAACGCACATGACGAACCAGTATCGGATGGATTACTAAAAACAAAAGTAGTATCCTGATCAGCAGTTAAAGTGAAAACATTTCCAGTTGTTAGGTCACAGGTTACAGAAGCCGCCGCAGATAATGCAGTTTTAGTTTCACCATAATCTTTAAATTCTGGTCTCTGCAAAACACCATCAGCAAAATTAGTAATCAAAGAACCATCAGCAGTAAGAGCCTTTGATGCTTCGACTGTACCTAAAGTAGTAACATCAGTATAATTTAACTCAGTGGTACTAGCTGTGACTCCATCTAACTTATTTATCTCAGAAGCTGAAGAAGTAACTAAAGTACCAGCTAACTTCAAACCACCATCAACTAAATCATGAGACGCAATATTCAGAACCTGATTTCCAGCAGCAGCGCCAATAGTTACTACACTTGACGCCTGTGTGAGAGCCTTAGAATCTTCTGAAGTACCTAAAGTTGTAATATCTAAATAGTTCAACTCAGCAGTGGTAGCAGTACATCCATCCACAAGATTCATTTCTGCTTCAGACGCCGTAACTGCTGTAGTCCCTACAAGACCACTAAACTGAGTCTTTAACACATCCTTGATCATACGAATATGATCATCGCCTTGTGATATAGGGTCTGTACCAGGCGGATTTGCCGCAACTAATTCGCTAATATAACTAGCTGTTTCTAATGCCATGATACCCTCCTATGCTAATTCAAATATGCCACTGGCACTTGGAGTGACAGTGAGCGTGTTATCTTCTGCTAAAGTAAACTGAGACGTAGTCAGTTTAGAAAAGCACACTAGTTTACCACCAGCTTGATAGACAATTGCGTATTTAATATTTGCAATTGCTCCACCAGTAGCGGTCCATACAACAGCAGTTGAATCAAAACGATACTTATCAGTTGCTACAGACGCCCAAGTTCTGGAAGTCACAGAAGCGCCTCCAGTCGTATAACCATTGCCGCTCGCAACTTCATTGGCAAGAGATGCCTGAGTTGATAACGTCTTAGTATTAACAAGCGCACTAGCAGCACTTGTGTGCAACGCCATATAAAATCCTGTACCTGTACCGTCTAGATCGAACTGACCATTGCCTATATATTCCCTAAAGGAATTGTAAAAACTCCAAGCAGTAGCCGCCATTTTATACTACCTCCTCTTTTAATTTTAATGAATCTGGATTATTGATTATATGTGAAATAAGTCCATCGCCATGAACAACCAGATCGTAATGTTCGCCAGTCTTAGAAATCATATCAACGAACTCTTTTGCCTGATGGTAATGCGCCGCAGTACACAGAAACTCTTTCCCCGCTACAACAACATCTATAACCTCTTCACCATCATTTTCCTCTTGATCATAAGCGTGATGATGTCCAATAATACAACTATCAAATCCATATATCTCAAACTTATGAAATCCCAACATCCTAAATAAATGAACAGCTCTAAGACCTATAGTAGCGCCACCCATCACGGGAAAGAAATTTCCTCCGTATTGTTCTTCCAGAAGATCAACACTATCATCTCCAGCACAATGCCAAATCCATACCTTATTATCTTTTAACATATCAAAAACAGAAGGATGGCACTGTGAAGAAATAAAATACTTTACATCTTTAGATATAGGATGAACAAAACGATTATTAAACTCCCTGCTATCTAATAAAACCATAGCAGACGGCTGTAATCCATTATCTATGCAGTACTTATAACTACCATTAACGGCAATTACTGGAATACCATTTTTTCTTTTCTCTAAAAGATCAGGAAAAGTTTCTTTTAATGTAGGACCACCTAGTACAAGACAAACCACCTTCTCCCACTGAGTCTCGTAAGGTTCTACTTGAGACAATCCCCTCAGAACGTTTTTTTTTATGTTGTCTCTTATTTTATCCTTGTCTTCATTAACGCCGCAAACAATATCTGGTATAGGAAGTAATTTCTTAACTTGTACTGAAGGCGGTTCTGAATTAACACCCATTTGTAATGTCATGTAGTTCCAAATATCATTCTAATTTCTAATCCTAAAGTATTAGTAGCAACAGCATCAACATCTATTCTAATAACATCTCCAGTTGTAACCGTATTATTTGCACCTATAACATGAGGAGTAGCTGCAGTAGACGAATCCTTCTCATTTAAATCTATAGTGATAGGAGTTGATAATATATCAACAGCATCAGTTAAATTATGCAATTGAACGTTTGTTATACTACCTCCAGTGCCAACTGTGTAAACATGCGCCTCTGCATTATTTAATTTTTTATTATTTAAGGTTGATGGGATAGTTACATGCGTAATTCCATTACCCACAGAAGGACCAATACCATCAGCTACACACTTTACAATTATAGTCCTCTCCACAAAAGGAGTTACATTCTCTATTAAAATTGCTCTTGTAGTTGCAGTTGAAGCATCGTAAAAAGAAAACTTATCTGCATCCACATCTAATGAAGTATCAAGAGTTAAATTAGGAACTATTTCCTGTTTATCGGTATTAAGATTTGTAAGATTCCCATCCATTTCTGTAAACGAAAGAGGGGAACCTTTTACTTCTCTAAGAGTTAAAGTGGCCATAATTAATTATTCACCCGCAAGTGGCGTTGTATATCCTTCTGTCCAATAAAATGTCTGCACATAAGGTAAAGCCCCATAAGGAAAATCCCTCGGTTGTCTTTCGTAAAAAGTTCTTCCATTAGTCATCCTATACGCAACTCTTCTTTTAGGATAATTTCTTCTTCCACCTATTGTAAATCTTCTAGCCATTTATTCTTTACGCTTTTTAAATCTAATGGGTCCTGGCATTAGCCATGAAAAAATCATAGGAATTAACACTATAAGTATTGTAGCTATACCACCCATTTTTATTAACTTACCCAAAAGAGTCCAGAAATTATCTGGAGCCTGCTGAACAAAATTCTCTGCTTGAACCTCCACAGATTCACCTTTAACAGACGGCTCCGCAGTCAGGGCAGAGGCAATCACAGCCGTTGTGCCGCCGATCACGGCTGGTACAAGTACACCCGGAACGAGCACACTCGTCACACCAACAGCGGTACTCGTCGCTGCTCCCGTTATCAGGCTGCTCTTTATTTTTGGAAAAGAGTTGCATCCTGCGATGCTCAGCGTACAGGCCAGTATCAACCAAAGATACCAAGCACCACGATAAGAACTAGAACGCCCCATATCCATGGTTTGCTCCTTACTTCGTCTACTAACTTCTTGAATCCTTCCATTTGATTTCTCCATTAGTCTAATTTATACAGTTTCCCCAAAGGTATATCCTTTAGGAACAACAAAAGACGAACCGCACCCACATTGGCCTTTATCTGGCACACTAACAATGAAGTTGGGCATAAAATTTGATAGATCATAGTTGACTACGCCACCGTCTATAAATGAAGTCGTTGCCTTATCTACCACAAATTTACCATGGGTCAGATCCCAAGTCATTTCGCCTTGTTCTGGTTTGTGATGTGGTTCTGTCTTCCATTCAGCTATCAATCCACCACATCCACCTCCCCGGAGTTCGTATCGTACTACCGCATCTTCCTTTTTCTCAAGGATAGAGTTCATTTGATTTATAGCGTCTTGTGTAATTGTAATCAATATCCTGCACCTCCGCACCCTCCACACATTCCT